TAACATTGTTACAGCAGGAGCTTCAGGTGATGATGTTGATTTTGATTTAGGTACTGCAGCAGGTGGTGGTCAAATTATTGATGAAAAAGCTATCTTAGATGATGGTGGATCAGCAGTAACTTGGACAGCAAACGCACCCTTGTATATTATTCAAAACTCACATGGACATGCCGCTAACGCTTTTGTAGGTACAGGAGTAACAGCAGGTGTTGTTGGAGGCCCTGCAACTTCAGAAGCTATTGTTATAGCCTCTACGTTGTATAGTGCCGCAGCTAGAACACTTCATGCTCGCCTTAAGCCTCTAGCAAACAACTTAGCAACAGCCGCTACAACTGTTACTTATTTAGTAGAGTTTTTACATCTTGGCTCAACCCCAGATTAAAAATGCCACAGTTAGGTAATGACAAAAATCCTATGATCCTAAATGGCTCTAGTAAGCCCAAAAGCACTAGAGTCTTAGGATTGTTAGGTAGCGCATATTCTGGTGAAGCAAAGAAAAAATATGCAGATAACTATGATCGCATATTTGGTAAAAAGAAAAAGGGTAACTAATGGCTACAACATATTTAACACTTACTAACGAAGTTCTTAGAGAATTAAATGAAGTACAATTAACTTCTGCAAATTTTTCAAGTTCTGTAGGAATACAAGCTTTTGTAAGAGAAGCAATTAATAGAGCGTTAAATGACATAGCTAATGAAGAACCTCAATTACCTTTCTTTGCTGCCGCAGCTAGCGGAGAAACAGATCCTTTTTACGGTAATGTAACTGTAGCAACCGTAGCAGGAACAAGATGGTACACACTTAAAGCAGGAAGCTCTAGTATAACTACTGATTATTCTTCTATAGATTGGGATGATTTTTATATTACAACAATTAGTGTATCAGGAGAATCCGCACCCTATGTATCTAAAGGTTTAAGATTTATATCTTTAACAGATTGGAGAAGATATTTAAGAGATCAAGAAAACGCAGATGATGCAGATACTCAGAATCATGGAGAGCCTCAGTTTGTTATTCGTAGTCCAGACCATAGAAAATTTGGTCTTAGTCCTATCCCAGACAAAGTATACAATGTTCATTTCTATGCTTACTCTGCACCTACAGAACTTTCTGCTCATGGAGATACTATAGTCTTTCCAGATCAATATGCTTCTGTAATCATGGCTAGAACAAGATACTACGTTCATCAGTTTAAAGAAAACTTACAACAAGCAGCTTTTGCATTAGATGATTATAAGAAAGGTATGAAACGTATGAAATCTAATTTGATTAATCCTCAACCTAAAAGTATGACAGATGACAGGATTTATTTCTAATGGCAGCTTCACAACCCTTTTCAGTAGCATTACAAGGAGGGCTAGATAAGTCCAGTAATACAATGGAACTTTTGGGGAAACCTGGAGTTGCTACTAGATTATCTAACTTTGAAGTATCTAATAAAGGTGGATATAGACGTATAAACGGATACACTATATTTGGTGATGGCACAAGACCAAGTAGTTCTAATCAAATATTAGGTCTTGAAGTTTATGCAGACGGAGTTATAGCTTGTTCAGCTACTGATATATTTTTTAGCCAAGACGGTAACAGTTGGTTACAACTAAATAGAGCAAGTGTTGCAGGCGGAGGAGATAACTACAGCACTTTTACAGGGAGAAGCTCACTTACTAGGAGTTCTCAAAATAAAGCAAGCTTTGCAATCTTTGAAGGCAATACAGACTATGGCGAAATAGTTATAGTAGATGATAGTTCCAATAACAAACCTTTCTTATTTAAAATGACAGGAACAGGTTCATTAACTAGCAGAACTTTTTTTGCAGAAGAAATAACAGTAAGCGGTACACATTATCCTAAATACTGTGTGATACATGATAAACACTTAGTAGTTGCAGGTGCAGCTACAGCAAAGAACACAATCTTTTATAGCGGTACAAGTGATATAAATGATTTTACTTCTACAGGATCTGGCAGTATTGTATTAGATGATCAAGTAGTAGGACTTAAATCTTTCCGTAATGAACTCTTTGTATTTTGTAGAAACTCAATCTATAAATTACAGAATATAAATAATTCTAGTACTATAGCTATTGTACCAGTAACACAAAATGTAGGATGTGTAGATGGTAAAACTATTCAAGAATTTGCAGGTGACTTGATATTTCTAGCTCCTGATGGATTTAGAACTATTGCAGGTACAGCAAGAATTGGTGATGTTGAATTAGGAACTGTTAGTAAACCTATTCAACCTCTTATAAATGACATACTAACAAGCTCTACAAACTTTGAATATAGTAGCGTAGTTCTTAGAGATAAGTCTCAATATAGAATGTATTATAGCGGAACTGGAGAATCAACAGCTAATTCAAAAGGAATAACAGGTACTCTTACTGCAAGAGGTTTTGAGTGGACAGAGGTAAAAGGCATACAAGCTCCTGCTGTAACTTCTGGATTTAATTCGGATGGTAGAGAAAAAGTTTATCATGGAGATAGAGCAGGATATGTTTATAATCATGATACAGGAAGTGCTTTTAATCCTGAAGGAACTTCAACAAGTATTCTAGCTGAGTACCAATCTCCTGATTTTGATTATGGAGATTTTGGAACTTTAAAAACTTTAGATCATGTTAAAGTATCTTTAAAACCAGAAGGAGCTGCAGATCCTACATTAAGAGTTAGATTTGATTTTGATACTACAGAAAAAATACAACCAGGTGATGTTTCTTTAGAAGTTGCAGAACCTGCTATTTTTGGAACATCTACTTTTAATGCTGCTACTTTTGGTGCGCCTGAAGCTCCTCTTATAAGACAACACATTCAAGGAAGTGGCCACAGTAACTTCTTTAAAATATTTAGTGAAGACACTAACGCACCGTACACTATTAACGGTTTATATGTAAACTACAGACCTTCTGGGAGATTATAGAAAATGGCTCAAACATATACTAGACAGAGTTCCATAGCAGATGGGGATACTATAACTGCTGCTCTTTTTAACAATGAATACAATCAACTACTTAATGCTTTTAGTTACTCTTCTAGTAGCGCAAGTTCTACAGGACACAGACATGATGGTACTGCAGGACAAGGCGGTAATATTCATACTATTGGAGACTTAGATTTCCTAAATAAAATTGTTGCAGACAGCACTAACAATCGTTGGGGAGTTTTTGTAGAAGTTAGTGGATCAGCAGTAGAACAAATAAGAATACAAGACGGAGCTATTGTACCTGTTACAGATAATGATATAGATTTAGGTACAAGCTCATTAGAATTTAAAGATGGCTACTTTGATGGTACAGTCTATGCAGATGCTATAAACTTCAATGGTACTGCAATCTCTGCTACTGCAGCAGAACTCAATATCATGGATGGAGTTACTGCTACTACAGCAGAACTGAACATTATGGATGGTGTTACGTCTACCGCTGCAGAGCTTAATATCCTTGATGGTGTTACTGCTAGCGCAACAGATTTAAATCTTATAGATGGTATTACAAACGGTACAGTTATTGCAAGTAAAGCAATTATTACTGACTCTAATAAAGATATTACTGGCGGCAGAAATATTACAATCTCTGGAGAACTAGATGCAGCTACACTAGACATTAGTGGTGATGCAGATATTGATGGTACTCTTGAAGCTGATGCAATTACTATAGGCGGTGTAACTTTAGCAGAAACAATTAGTGATACTGTAGGAGCTATGGTTAGCTCAAATACTGAAACAAATATAACTGTTACTTATGAGGATAGCGATAACACATTAGACTTTGTAATTGGTACGCTTAATCAAGATACAACTGGAACAGCAGCATTAGCTACATCAGTAACAGTATCTGCAAACAACAGTACAGACGAAACTATCTTCCCAGTATTTGTTGATGGAGCTACAGGAACTCAAGGATTAGAAACTGACACAGGACTTACTTATAACCCAAGTTCAGGTAAATTAACTGCTACAGAATTTGTAGGTAATATAGATGCTGTAGACGGAGACTTTGATGGTACGCTTGAAACAGACGCATTATCTATAGGCGGAACAACCGTTACATCTACAGCAGCAGAACTTAATATCCTTGATGGTGTAACAAGTACCGCAGCAGAACTTAATATCCTTGACGGTGTGACAAGTACTGCCGCAGAACTTAATATCCTTGATGGTGTAACAAGTACTGCCGCAGAATTAAATATTCTAGATGGTGTTACAGCAAGTGCTACAGACCTCAACCTTATAGACGGTATAACTAATGGTACAGTAATAGCCAGTAAAGCTATTATAACAGATTCAAATAAAGACATTAGTGGCGGTAGAAACATAACTATTAGTGGTGAACTTGATGCTGCTACATTAGATATTAGTGGTGACGCAGACATAGACGGAACTTTAGAAGCTGATGCAATCACAGTTAACGGTACAGCTTTAGCAAGCGTTATTGCAGGAACTACAGTAGCAAATGCTACATTGGCCGCTACAACAACAGTTACAGATAGCACAGCTAATACTAACTTTCCTGTAATATTTCATGATGAATCTAATGCTTTACTAGATGATACAGGAGCATTAAGATATAATCCAAGCACAGGAACATTATTAGTGCCTAATCTTAATGTTGCAGGTACTACTACTCAGGTGGATACTGTAACAATGGAAGCCAGTAATGCAATTATTTTTGAGGGAGCAACAAGTGATGCACATGAAACTACGTTAACTGTAGTTGATCCAACAGGAGATAGAACAATAGGATTACCAAATGTATCTGGTACTCTCCCAGTTCTAGCTGCCGCATCAACTACACAGATTAGTTCTACACCTGAAGAGCTTAATATACTTGATGGAGCTACTGTAGTTGTTGGAGAAATTAACGCATTAGATTTAGGTTCTACTGCAGTTGGTACAGCTATTGCTTCTAAAGCAGTTATATTAGATTCTAACAAAGACTATACAGGTGTCAGAAACTTTACATTGTCAGGTGAATTAGATGCAGGAAGTTTAGATGTATCAGGAGATGCTGATATAGACGGTACATTAGAAACAGATGCCTTGTCTATTAATGGTACTGCAATTACATCTACAGCGGCTGAATTAAATCTTATTGATGGCGGAGCAACAGTAGGAACAACTGCTGTAGCAGACGGTGATGGTATTCTTCATAATGATGCAGGTACTATGAAAGTTACAAGTGCTGCTACATTTAAAACATATTTTCAAGCAGGCTTATCAAGTGCAGCAGATGATATATCAGCAGGGGATGCTGCAGTAAACATAACAACAAGTTCAGGAGACATTACAATAGATGCAGCTGCTAATGATAGTGATATAATATTTAAAGGAACAGATAACAGTTCAGACATAACAATGCTTACACTTGACGGTTCAGACGCAGGTTCAGCTTCTTTTAATGATAAAGTTACTATAGGTGATGGTAAATTAGTTCTTAACGCAACTGCTGTTACCTCAACTGGTGCAGAGTTAAATATACTAGATGGAGTTACATCAACTACTGCAGAGCTAAACATTCTTGATGGTGTGACAAGTACTGCAGCAGAGTTAAACATATTAGACGGAGTAACTTCTACAGCTGCAGAGTTAAACATACTTGACGGAGTTACATCAACTGCGGCAGAATTAAACATACTAGACGGAGTTACCTCTACAGCTGCAGAGTTAAATATTCTAGATGGTGTGACAAGTACTGCAGCAGAGTTAAATATTATAGATGGCAATACAAGTGCAACTTCTACAACTCTTGCAGATGCAGATAGAGTAGTTGTAAACGATAACGGAACTATGGTTCAAGTAGCTCTTACAGATTTAGACGCAAGAGATTTTGATATTGTAACATCTGCACCTACTGATGGAACTGGTAAGAAAACTGGTTTTGTTTGGTACGTTGTATAATAGAAGGATTAATTAATGGCTATTAATATATGGGATGGAGATTCTATTGAAACTCCTAATCCAATACTAGTAAAAGTAACAAACGGAAATTTACGTTTTGTAAACTATGCTGTTGTGTTAGAGACAGACGGTTCTTTAACTACAGTATTTAATGCTATTAGACAAACTACTAAAAATACAGCAACAACTAAAACTACAGCAACTTCTGTTACTGCTAATACAACAACAACTTTTTCTACATCAAATAGTACTACTACAACTTTTAACACAACAAGATCTACTGCTACCTCAAAGTCAACAACAACTACTTTTAATACAACTAGAGCAACTGCTACAAGTAAATCTACTACAACTACTTTTTCTACAAACTATACTTCATATCATAATACTACTACATCATATTTGACAGGCACAACTTTTTTCACAAGTTTTGTTACAACTTTTTTTACAGCAGATGAAAATACTCAAGGTAATGTTTCTGCAAATACCGGTAGAAACACTACAAGAGCAACCACTGAAAGTAGAACTACTTCTGAAGGCGCAACTGTCAGTAGAAATACAACGAGATCTACAACTACAACTTTTAATACTACTACAACCTTTAGTACTTCTAAGTCAACTACTACAACTTTTAATACTACTACAACTTTTAGTACAACAAGAAGCACAACTACAACATTTAACACAACTAGAACTACAGAAACTACTGCTACAGGAAATACTACAACTACTTTTAATACTGCAACTACTATTTTTGTTAGAGTAACTGCTACAGGAAATACAGGATCAGTTTTTGATACTGAAGTAGCTTCAGCAGGAGCGCATAGTGCTAGATATTGGGATGGAAGTTCTTGGACAGGATAAATTAAATGACAGTAAAAGAAGAAATAAAAATAATAAACAGAAGAACAGAAGAAACATTAGCAATTTTATTAGAGCATTTTAAAGAAATGGAAGAAAGAATGGATGCTTTAGAAAGAAAGAAAATGTGTAAGTGTAATAATAACGGAGTTTAAAAGATGGCAGAGAATGAACTACATACAGATCCAGATGAAATACAAAAACTTAACAGAAGACTTGCAGATTTTTGGGATATTATTTCAAAACGTCTAAAAGCAATAGAAGAAAAAATAGACGTTTTAGAAAAAAATGCCTCTTGAAACATTAGCTTTTAATGATGTACTGAATAATGATATAGCTCATTTTTTTAAATCAGGAAATATCAGAAGATCAGAAGTAAATAAACAACTAGATAAGATACACCATTTGTTACCAACGAAAGGTAATCATGGAACAAATTTAGAATACGATATTTGGTATGATTTTAAAAATGAAAAGAAAATAAGAGGATATGTCTATACAGACATTATGACGAAGTTTGTTTATATTAAACCTGCTTCTTCTTTATATTCTTTAAAGCTTTTAAGAGAATGTGTAAGAGGAAAAATTACACAGGAAGGAGAAAAAATCTTTGACGCTATTGCTAATAAAAATGCAGATAAGTATAATTTACAAACTACAGATATAGATTATCCTTATGTAGTTTTTTTAGCAGGTACAAATATTTTAAAAGAAATTACAGATGATGTTAAACTTTTAAAAGCTATAAAAGAAGAAGGTGCTAAATTAAAACCTCATCCTTTAACATCTCCTTTTACAATGTCTTTTTTAAAAGCAAAGTATGGTAAAGATTCTTTAGTAAATAAAAATCTATCAGGACATGAGATTTTAAATAGAGCAAAAGTTGTAGGATGTACTACTAATTCTGAAATGGGATTGATAGCTTTAGCACAAGGTAAGCGTGTTAATTTATTTGATAGACCTAAGATAGCTTGTAAAACTTATACACATATCTATAAAGTTTTATTTGAACAAGGATATCCAGTAATAAATGATTTTAAAAGATTGTTATCAGCAACTAACTCTGGATTAATCTATCATGCATCAGAACAACCTAAAGAAAATATAAAAAACTTTTTTCATTATTTTAATAAAGTAGAACATGTTAAACCTAACAGACCTAAAAGTCTTAATACTAGAAAGTAATAACTTAACTAATCTTACAGTTAACTCTTTAGAAAAAAATACTCCACAAGTATCTTATAAAGTAATAACTAAAAAAGAACAAACAAACAGTAGGATAGGTACAGCATTACTAAATACTAAAGGAATAACTTTAGTAGTTAAAAGCGGTATAGTTTTAGAATTAAAAGAAGGAGACATACCTTCTATAGAACAATTAGAAGCTGTTGATATATGTGTAAGCAGAAAAGCAGTTTTTATAGATCACAATAGATTATCAGAGCATTATCGTTATGTAGATACTACATTGACAAACGGAGTTGTTGATTTAAATATTTTTATTATTAATCCTAAAAGATGGAAAGATGTTCCAGAAACAGATACTGGAATATTAAACGATGTTAAAAAATTATTTATACCTAGATACATGCATCACAAAAATGATATTTTATTACAAGAAGAAGCAACAGCAACAATAGATGCTTTTAACTATGGAGTTCTTGGAGAGCAAGCAAGTGTGTTTAATTATATAGATTGTATTGAAGCAGATACTATAAACATGTTAGAAACTTATGGTTATTGTTTTGATAAATTACTTCCTTATTTAAAAGGAATACCTAAAAAAGAAAAAGAAAGAATTAAATTTTTAGCTAACAAAACAAATATTAAAATTAAAAATACTAGAGAAAAGATGCACCGTTTAAATATAGGAATAACATAATGGATATGGAAACTTGGAATATACTTATAACTTTAGTCATAGCCCCTGTAGTTTATAGTATTCGTCAAAACTTTGTAGAGCTTAAAAGGATTGACGTATTGTTAAACAAAACCAGAGAAGAAGTAGCTAGAACTTATGTAACTAAAGACGAAATGGAAAGCAGTATGGATAGAGTTATGCGTATGCTCAGTAAACTTGAAACAAAACTTGATAAACTTTTTGAAGTTAAAACTAATTAGGAATTACTATGGCAAGAAAAAGATATAAAAAGAAAAGAATAGACTACCGTAAGGGTGGTAGAGTTTCTTTAAAACATGGAGGAAGACCTCAACGTAATAACTTTGATAATGCAGATGAGTACAGAAATGCTTTAGATAATTGGGCCAGCGATCCTGCTCATAGTTCTGCACAAACATCTCCACAAAGAACTACTCCAGAAAGAATGGCAGAAATATCTTCAATGCCAGGAGTTCCTTCTCCTACAGGTGTCAAGTCTATTGATGAATATAATGTAGGAACATCTATTCCTCCAGAAGATAATAATTTAATGGCTACTCCTACTAGAACTAGAACTACTATAGAGCGTGGACAAGGTAAAAAAGGTATGGGTGGAAAAGGAAGAGGAGGTAAACCTTATATTCCTCCTGCTGTGACTGCTCCTAAAAATAAAGATACAAGAAATATTTATACTGATGCAACAGAAGGTAAAATTACTACAGCTAGAACAACTGCAGAAGCTACAAGAAAAGGAGAGACACAGTTACCTTCAATTCCAGAGATTAGTACAGAAGCAGGAACTAAACTTGATACTACTATTAAAACTCCAAAGGATGATATAGAAGAAATAGGAGTACAAACTGGAGCTACAGCAGATGTATCCGCCTCTACTTTAAAACAAGATGCTACTACAGGAACAGCAACTACTTCTGCTCAACAAACTCCTATTGCAGCTTCAACAATGACAGCAATGCAAAACACTACTCCTTCTGCAGTAGATGGAGCAACAGGACAACTTTCTCCAGAAGCAGTTGCACAAGTAACAGAAATTAGAAATCTATCTGGTGAAGCAGTAGCTGCACAAGTTTCTGATTCATTAGTTAATGCAGCTAAAGCTACTAATGTAGATGGTATTATTTCTGCAGGAGCTTTTGTACCTGCAGTAACAGGAGTAGGCGCACAAGTTTCTGCAACCTCAGATGCAGAGGTGCAAACTAGAGAAGCTATTACAGGAACTTCTGCTTCAGGAGTAGCTGCACAAGTTATAAACACAGTAGGCTTTGAAGCTGCACAAAGAAGTTCAGTACAAGGTATAGCTAGAGCAGGCGCTGCCGCTTCTATGGTAGCTCAAGTTGCTGATATACCGCAAGCAATTACTGCAGCTATAGTAGAAAATCCTGCAACTGTAGAAGCTCAAATAGACTCAGAGCCTGTACAAGTTCAAGCAGCTATTGCAGCTTTACCTACAGAAGCTTTAGTAAGCTCACAAATGGAAGGTCTCTTAGGAGGTCTTGAAAGTGGTAACATTCCTTTATGGGCTAGGCCTGCAGTAGATGCAGTAAATCAAAGCATGGCAGAAAGAGGCATGGAAGTTTCTACTGTAGGTAGAGATGCTATGTTTAACTCTATTATACAAAGTGCTTTCCCAATGGCACAAAGTAATGCACAAGCTTTACAGGCTAGAGCAGCTCAAAATTTATCTAATGAACAACAAGCTAACTTAGAAAGTTCTAGATTAGATATGACTAGGAGAATGACTAATCTTGCTAATCGTCAACAAGCAGAAAGTCAAACAGCACAAAACGCACAACAAATGGCAGTTATGCAAAGTCAGTTTGATCAAGCAGCAGTAATGACTACTGCACAGCAACAGCAACAAACTGCGCTTGCTAATCTACAAAATCAACAACAAGCTGCAGTTTTAAATGCACAGAATGAACAAGCTATGAATCTACAGAATCTTAATGTAGGTACACAGATAGACTTAGCTAATCTTCAGTTACAGGATGCAACTGCTAGAGATAACATGTCTGCTGTTCAACAAGAAAGATTATCAGAGTATCAAAACGCAGCTAAGTTCCTTAGTCAAAATGCAGCCTTTGCACAAGACATGCAAAAAGCAAACTTAACTGCAGATCAACAAGTTCGTTTAGCTAATCTAAGTTCTTTGAATACAGCAAGCGCACAGAATCTAAGTGCAGCTCAACAAACGGAACTAGCAAATTTAAATAAACAAATGCAGGTTAACTTAAATAATTCTAAACTTGCACAACAAATGGGATTAGCACAGCTTAATGTAGATCAACAAAGAGCTATGCAGAACGCAACTGTTACTGCAAATATGGATATGACTAAGTTTACTACAGCACAACAAGTAGAGTTAGCTAATAGTAAGTTTATGCAAACATCTACTCTTACTAATTTAAACAATAGCCAACAAGCAATTTTACAAAATGCAACTCAAATGGCCGCACTTGATATGGCTACATTAGATCAAAGAACTAAGCTAGCTGCACAAAACGCACAGTCTTTCTTAACTATGAATATGGCTAATCTTAGTAATGATCAACAAGCTTCTATGCTTACAGCACAACAAAAACAACAGTCTTTGTTATCTAATCAGGCAGCTGAAAATGCATCAAGACAGTTTAACGCTACTAGCGAAAACCAAACTAATCAGTTTATGGCAAACCTTGCACAGCAGATTGAACTTAATAATACAGCACAGCTAAACGCTATGGAACAGTTTAATGCTACAGCGCAGAATCAAGTAGATCAACAAGTTAGAGGATTAACTGTAGATGAAAATAAATTCAATGCTCAGATGTCTACACAGATTAGTCAGTACAATACACAGCTAGCTTATGATAGAGCTAAGTGGAACGCTACTAATGCACAAGCTGTAGAGCAATCTAATATTGCATGGAGAAGACAAGCTAATACTATTAATACAGCAGCCGCTAATCAGATAGCTATGCAGAACTCACAGAATTTATTTGGCATGTCTTCACAGGCTCAATCGTTTTTATGGCAAGAATTAAGAGACAGAGCAGCTTATGAGTTTCAAGCAGCTGAAAAGTTTGAAGATAGAAAGACACACCTTATCGCTCAATCACTAGGCAATGAAGCTACTAGCGCACAGTATTGGGATAGTTTAACAACATCTAATATTTCAAAAGTATTTGATTCATTAGTTAATATAGCATCAGTAGGAGAATAATAAATGGCATTTTTACCCTTTGCAGCCGTAGGAGCTTTACTAGCTTCTTCTAAAAAAGTAAGAAAAGAAATAGGTCGCTTTGCTAAAAAAGTAAAAAAGAAATTAAAAAAAGTAACAAAGAGCAAAGCATTTAAAATAATTGCAGCCGCAGCTCTTATAGCTACTGGAGTTTATTTTGTTGGAGGTATGATGGGGGCAACGCTGCCTGGAATTACCGCAACAGGAGGTACAGCTGCAGTAGGAACTGGAGGTACAGCAGCCGCTTCAGGTAACATTTTATCTAATACAGCAGCATTATTTGTAAACGCAGGTAAATCTGTAGCTAATACTGCTTATTCAGCAGGACAATCTACTACTGCTTTTTTAAACGAAGGCTTTAATAAAATAACAGGAGAAGCAGGTAAAGAATCTGTTAAAAATACAGCAATAGATACTACTGTTACAGATCCTATGCTTATGACTCAAGATCAACTAGCAGATTTTTCAGCAGGAGAAACTATAAAGGCAGGAGCTAAAGAAGAAAGTAAAAGAGGATTTTTAGGAGGTAAACCTTTTTCAGAACAAACTACTGTTGAAAAATTAAAGACAACAAAGAATGTAGTTACTGGTGTTCAAGCAGCAGGAAGTTTATTAGCAGGCTCACCAGAAGGAGCAGAAGGAAGTCCTTTTGCAGGATTTGATCCAGAAGGTTTTGTAGGAGATCCTGTGTTTACTCCTGCTCCTATGGCGCAAATGCAATCAGCTTATCCTTTAATAGACTTTAATCGCCTAGCAACACCTATAGATCCTAGTGCTTTTATGAGAACTAATCAACAACTTGGACAAACGTAACGGAGATACCAATGGCAGAACCAACTTTAGATAGAGCAGGTTTAGAATTTTTAGCAACACAAGGCGCACCTGTTCCCGGAGAATCTTTAACAAACAGTCCAGATCAAGCATACGCTTGGGAACAAGCTCCACAGTTTACTTCTGTACAACCTGCTTTAGATGCAACTTTTTTAGAACTAACTGAACCTGATGCTTATCATGAACTAGTTAAATTAATGAGACAAGGTGTTCCTATTGGCCAACTTACAGATATTATAATCTATAAAGGTTTTACTTCTGGTCTTTGGAATCCTGATTTAGCTATGTTACTTTTAGAGCCTATGATGTATTTGTTAATTGCTTTAGCTACACATGCAGGCATAGATGAACCAGTTTTAGATGATGAGCCAGATACTATGGAAGCAGATGAACAACTAACAGAAGTACAAAAAGCTATAGAGATGGCTAAAGAAAAAATTGTTCCTGAATTAAAATTAAAAGGAATACCTAGAGAAATACAACAACGTGTAGATACACTTGAAATACCTGAAAGACCTACAGAACCTTCAAGTTTATTGAGTAGAGAGGAGCAAGCATAATGGCAAAAAGTATAATGGGTGATGCTCAAGTTAATAGAATTGTTACAGATTCTCAACAAAGAGTAGCCAAAGCTAGAAAAAAAGGAAAGAAAGCTGCTTTAATAGCTCCTTTAGTAATAGGCGCAGATCAAGTTTTAAAAGTAAAAGCACAACAACGCGCTAAAGATTTTTGGACAGGACAACAACCTGAGTTACAAAGAATGGAAGATTACTTTAATACTAGTTTTCAATTTCAAAAAGATCATACTGCAAGATTTAATAATAGAGCGGATTGGGAAACACAATACAAATCTGACTATCGCAAACAATGGATAGAGGATAAATTATTAAATCAAGGAATTGGTTCAGGTTATACTCAAGAACAATTAAATGTAATAGCTGCAAAAGACATGAATGATGATTTAACAGAATATAAAAGATTATTAGATCTATCTGCAGACTTTAAACTCTCAGGAGATCAAACAGTAGAACAAAAGAAAGCTAGATACTTTGAACCTTTCAATACAGCTACAGCTAAACACATGAAAGAGATGGTAAAAGATGGCGGTCTTCTTCCTGGAGCTATTAATTTTATTATGGGTAAAAAGAAATGGACTACAGGAACTCCTGAAGATGCTGCAATACAAGCTTTTAAAGATCAAGTCTTTGCTTCTTCACTTGCTTGGGATGAACAACAAGGTAAGTATGAGACAGCAATAGGTAACAATGAATTGCAAAGTATATTTTCTAATACTGGAGAAGATCTTAATTTTCCTGGGGTTATTACTAAACATGAAAATGAAAGAAGTAGCTTTATTAGTAATGATCAAAAGAAAAGTTATGTATCAGGAGAGAGACTTAAAATAAAATATAACCTTGGCGGAAAAGATCAAGAAATATCTCCTTATGTTTTAACAGGAGCAATGGGAGGAAATCCTGAAGATAAAATTACTAAAGAAGATTATTGGACTGATGTAACAATGATTTCTTCTGCTTTGCAAGATCAATATGAAAAAACAAAAGGAGCAGGAGGTATCTATGATAAGTTCCATTTTATGCAACAAGCTATAGATATAGTATCTAAAGAAACAACAGAAGGAATTCCTAATCTTTCAATTACACCAAGTAGTCTTGCAGGTTTAGGCTTAGGCCCTCAATATGGAGGAATAAACATAACTTATACACCTTTAACTGCTGAAAGAAGAAGGCAATTAACTGTAGGTCAAATAAATTCAGGAGGTATTTATAAAGTTACTTCTTCAGATGAACAAAGAAAATTTGATCAGAATCTGACACAAGTTTCTAGAGCTATGACTAATGCTGTTACTACAAATTCTAGTACAGGACAAGCAACCAGTGACGGTTCTTCAGAGCTTATGAAACTGCAAAACTTTTTAAGTGATCCAAATAGTGTTTTTACAAAAGACAATGTAGACTCAATAGAACAAGTAATATTATTACAACCTCCAAGCCCTGTTAGGGATAGCGTAATGGAACTATTAGCAAGTAGAAGTAAAGAGTTAAATAGTTTTAAAAGTATGGAAGCGTCAATGTCTAACAAAATTAAAGAAGGTTTGACGGAAGCAGGCCCTCCAACAGGATTAGGTTTAGATACTATGCCTGATATAGATCCTACATTAGGCAAAGGTAATTATACTAAAATAAAACAATCAGGATACAATTCTATAGATGACGTTCTTTTAGGCAAAAAACAAATAAATATTCCAGGAATAATGAAAACACTTAAAGATACAGTTAAACAAGATTTAAAATATTTTGGCCCAGTAAACATAACAGATGTTCAAGAATATGTAAAAGAAACTATACCTGTAGTTAAGAAAGCAGCAAAACAATTTATTGATGATGCTCCTGCAAAAATTAAAAAAGCAGCTAAAGTAGTTTCTGATGAAGCTAATGATGCTCTTACTTCTGTTGCTAAAACAGATAAGTATATTACATCAGGAGAGTTAGGTATAGATTTAGGATTTGCAAAAGATGAAGCTGTTGAAGGAGCAAGACAGTTTGCTCAAGATTGGATAACTCTTGGTCAAAATGCTTCTGAAAAAGTAAAAGAATTTTATGATGCTACAGAAGATGCTAGAAAAGATATTAAAGATCAAGCAAAACTAATGACATTCTATGATGATTTTACTTCAACTAATTGGAATGTAGTTAAACAAGATATAGCAGATTCATACATACAGTTTGCTAATGAAAACAATATAGATATAACTAAAGCTGTACAAAAAGGAACAGCAGTTTGGTTAGCTAAAATGATTGAAGATACTATGCCTATATCTGGTAGAACTGCAGCTCAAATAAGTTTGCAAAGACAAAAGTTTAAAATGAAACAAGATGCAGCTCAAAGAAAAATTGACTTGTTTAATATGAAACAAGATGTAGCTCAAGATATTGTAGGTTTTACTAAAGACAGTTCAAAAAACATAGGATTACTAGCTAGAAGAGAAGATAGCGAGGAGAACTAAATGTCAATGACTTGGCAGCAATTTCAGCAAAACAATCCTAGTATGTTTAAAAATCTAGGTGAAACTCAAGAAGAAAAAGAAAGAAGACAAACTTTAGAAAATCAAGAAAAAACTTTTTCTGCTATAAAAATTTCAAATAACAGACCTGACTATACTGCTGTATCTGGATATAATGATTTTAGCAATACTGTAAATCAAGAAATAAATCAGAAAAAAAATGTTTATGATGATCCTTTTATTCAAAGAATTTTAGATGATAATACATCTTCTAATTTAGATAGGGAAAGAAAACAGTCTGCTTCTTTTTATTCTGATACTGAATATAGTATGAATGATCTAGATCAAGATCAAGTATATCAAGAAGTAGGAGAAAGATATCTAAGAGCTATAGGTAGTGATGAAAACTTATATGAAAATTTAAGAGATGCTAAATATAGTATAGGAGATGCTGTTGCTTTAGCAATGAAATCTGATAACTGGAGTGATCAAGTTAAAGCAGATTATAAATATTTAAAAACTGTTTTTGATAATTCTAATACAACAGGTGCAAAACATATTCTTCAAGCTACTAAAGATATTGCTATAGATCTTGTTTTTGATCTTCCTAATTTATTAGCTGTTCCGTTTATTGTATCTACTGGAGGAGTAGGAGGCATAGCTTTATCTGCTGCTTCTAGACTAGGAGCAACACAAGCCTTTAGACAAAGTGCTAAGAAGATGGCTCTACAATACAATAAAAATAAACCTTTAAGAACAGCAAGTATTGGTTTAACAGAAGGTGCTTATGATGCAGGAGTTATTGGTGTCTCTAATCAAATTAGTGATGTTCAAACTGGAATTAGAGAAAAATTTAGTACTCCAGAGGCTATAGGAATGACTGCAGTAGGTGCTGTAATTGGAGGCGGTGCTGCTGCAGGCTTAGTAAAATTAGGAGATGTTATAGCTAAAAGGCAATTAAATAAATTTGCAGAAGAAACAGGATTAAGAACAGAAGATATAGCTGACGCTAAACCAGAACAAATTAAAAAATGGCGAGAAGATTTAAGAAAAACAGATAAAATTATAGGTGCTATTACAGGTAAAGCAACAACTCCTTTTAAAGAATTTGCTAAAGGTTCTCCGACAATACAAGAATTTTTAACTAATATTAGATATGATGCTATGCGTAGGCTAATGGATAAAGGCCCTGAAGAAATAGCTAAAACAACTTTTGGTGCTGCAGTATCTAAAAGACAAGCAGAGTATACTTTACTTATGCAGAAAGCAATGGGTAATCTTACTGGTTTAAACGGAAAGATTGATCCTGTAGATGAAGCAGATATTTTGTATTTATTAAGTAGAGATATAAATTTAAACAACCATGTAAAACTTGTAAAGTTTAATAAGAAAGGTCTTAATACCTATGAAGTTATTGAGCCTGTCATAATAGACGGAAGAAGAATGTCAGATGAAGTTATGAAAGCTGCTAAAGGTTTAGATGAAAGTTTTAATAAAATCTTTGAAGACGGTTTTGGTATAGAAACAGTAGGCGGTACAGTATCTAAATTTGATTTATTTAAAAATATATCTCAAAGAGTAGCTAATTATTTTCCTAGACATTGGAGTATAGATGCTATTAAAGAACAAAGAGATGTATTAGAAAATTTATTAATAAACTCTAGACACACAGATATGCGTTTAGAAAGAATGACTGATGAAGGAATTGAAGAATTAAATTTAGATGACGGTGTTACTAGATATACTATAGACTTTGATGCTGATGGTAAAATGATACCTGATAGTGTTGCTAGATTAGATGATGAAGCTAGAAAATTTGTTAATGTAAATGAACTTACTATAGATCAAAAAGTTTTTGGTGATGTAATTAATCCTAAAACTAACAAGCCTTATCTAGAAAGATACAATGGTTTTGAAGATATGGCTTTAGAGTCTTTAAAGAAAAAATATAATCTAACTGATCTACAAGTAAATGTAAGTACTAAGAAAAATTTATTAGCTCTTAGACCAGAGTTAGCAGATGAGTTTAATCTTGCAGCTAGAAAATTTAAAGCTCAAGTTATAGTGCAAGATTTAATTAATAAAGCTGATCCTAAATACAAAAATTTAAAAGGTAGTATGCCTAAACTTGGCAGTAATACTTTTATGAAAGAAAGAGCTTTTGATGATATTGCAGATACAGACTTACAAAAATATGGTTTTGTAAATACAGATGTTCAATCTGTAGTTACTGACTATGCTTTAAGTATGGGTAAAACTATAGAAAAAGCTAGATATTTTGGAAGAAGCGAAAGAGAATTTAATAAAAGATTTATTGAACCTATTATAGATGAGCTTGATGAATTTGGACAAAAATATAACAGAGAAGAGTTAGTAGATAACTTAACTAAACTGTATAAAGTAACTGCAGGAGTAGAGGATACTGTTCCTGCTTATGTAGGTAAGTTTGGTAGAAACGCAGTAGATGCTTTAAAGGTTTCACAGCAACTAGCTCACTTAGGTTTTGCTACGGTGTCTAGTCTTACTGAACCTTTGATTGCTTTATCTAGAGCAGATTTACCAGACGCTATTAATTTAAGTAAATCGTTTGCTGTAGCAGGATCAAAATTTGCAAAGAAAGCTTTTGTTACTGCAGGAGATCGCATTGCTAATCTAACAGGTAAAAGAACAAGACTCTTTAAACAATTAGATGATGAAGATTTATATGATACTTATCAAGCAGGGTTGTCTTTAGAAAATTCTGTAATGGATAGAATTGAAGGTATGTATGGAGAAGGTTTGCAAAGCGGTACAGCAAAGAAAATTTCTAATTGGTTTTTTAATTTAAACGGACTAACTCCCTGGACACAAGCTGTTCAAATGGGAGCATATAAATTTGGACAACAAAAAGTACTTAGAATACTTAACGAATTAAACGATAATACCAATTTCTATGGAGTAACTTTGTCTCCTAAAATGAAACAAAGAAGAGTAGATCAATTAGCTGAAATAGGTATTGACAGTAATCAAGCTTTAATAGCTTATAAAAGTAATGTAGATGCTGATGGTATTTTTAATGAACAAGCTTTTAGAGATAGTACTTTTTTTGAAGAGCAAGTTTCTCCTGCTTCTGCTTTATTTGCTAGAGAAATTATTCTTAATCCTACAGCTGCAGAAGGAAGTAAACCTTTATGGATGAGTGGCTACTGGGCGCAACTATTTGTACAGTTTGCAGGTTATCCTACAGCATTTAATAATACAGTACTTAAAGGTATGGCAAGAAATATGGTAAGAGATCCTGTTGCTAATGTTCCTAAAATTATGGGAGCAACAACTATGATGACAGGGGTAGCTGTTATGACTAATGCTATTAGAAGTGAAGGCAGAAGTTTACAAGAAGAAGATAGTAAAGTTATGGGAGAAGCTATAAGAAGATGGGGTGGATTTGGGCCTTATGAATATATACATAAATATCTTGAAGGGGCTAAGTATGGCGGTAGAGAAACAGCTGCAGCAATTAAAGCTCCATTAGGGCCTCTTCCTGCAGACCTTATAGATTCTGTAGTTACAGATAAAAGTATTCCTGAAATTCTTGGAACTAATATTCCTTTTTATTCTGCTCTTAAAAAGAATGAGAAAATTTTTGGAGTAATTCCTTCTAGAAATGATATTAAAAAATTTACTAGGAATTTAGGACAAGGAGTTGTATATGATAAAGATTCTGTAGAGTCTTTTGCAGAAGGTGGAGAAGTTACACAAAACAACAATAATATAACAGATGTTTATAAGTTTTTAACTAGAGATCAAAATGAATATGGAACTACAGACACAACTCCTATTGCTTTGCATACAGAAGATACGTTACCTACATTAGATATTAAAGATACATTCTACATAGACTTAAAAGGCTTTACAGTTGCAGATAAACTAGAAGCATACCGCAAGTCAGATACTATTGGAGTTCCTGTATACAAAGCTAAAGGCAGAGGAAACGTAGCAGGTAAAATTAAATTTCATAAGTTATTAGAATTAGATATTGATAATACAGAACTAGAAACTGTACAAGAAAGTATTAACAAAAATAAAGATGATATAATATATACAGATGATTTTATTGCTAATGAAATTATTAAAGAAACAAACTATCAACTTACTCTTAGAGATGATGTTCTTAATGATGATCCTGATAGGACTGCTAATAAAGAAAAATTAATTACTAAAAGTAAAAGTTTTTTAATAAAGAATGAAATACTTAAACTAGGCTATGATGCTATAAAGACTAAAGAGGGCTATACATTACTTAGAGAGAACCAGTTTTTAGCTACAGAAATACTAGATAGAAGACAACAAGTATTCTTAGGTGGTTTATTAAAAAGAGCTAGAGGATTTTTAGGCGCACTTTTAAGAAGAGCTAAAGGTGCAGCAAACAGGGCTGAAACAAAAATGGAAGATATACAATTTCAAACACAAGACGCTGTATTAATAGGAGGAGCTGCACAAGCTGTTCCTAGAACTTTAGTAACTGATGAAATAATATTACCTAAACTATTTAAAGATAAGTTAAGAGATAGTGAAAGCTCTGGAAATTATGAAGCTGTAAATAGTCTAGGATATATGGGTGCGTATCAATTTGGTAAGAGTAGATTAAAAGATTACAAAGATAGATATAATACATCTTTTACTAATGAAGAATTTTTAGCAGATAAAAAATTACAAGATGAAGTATTTGATTGGCATGTTAGTGATATTAGAAAAGGAATTAAAAGAAATAAACTGGATCAATATATTGGTCAAAAAATTAATGGAGTAGCTATTACAGAACCAGGAATGGTTGGTGTTGCTCATTTAGGAGGCTTTACAGGTATGAAACAGTTTATTAGAAATTTAGGAGAAGGAGATAAGCAAGATGCTTATGGTACTAAACTTTCTGATTATCTAGATAAATTTAAAAATACTAGATTTGAGTAAAGATATGTATTCAGAAGATATACTTATTATGTACCATGAAGATGACTTAGATAGAGCGTATCGCATAGATTGCAAGATGCGAACTAAACAAGATTTAGCTTGGTTAAAAAGAGAAGAGTTTAGAAAAGTTTATGAAGAGCTTTTAGAAGCTCATTTAAAGGGGATGCCAGAATTACCATTAGAAATAATTATGGATTCTGTAGATAGAATACTAGAAAGTAATATACGTTTTAGTCCTGATGAACTAACTAGAGGCAAGTAGAATGAAATTTGGAATGATAAAAAACTTAATAGGCGCAGTAGCTCCAACAATCGGTACAGCCCTGGGTGGGCCTATGGGCAATATGGCAGCTAATATGATTGCTGAAACTTTAGGATGTGAGCCTACACCTAAGAAAATAGAGCAAGCAGTACAAGCAGCCACACCAGAACAACTTGCAGAGATTAAAAAGATTGATGCAGACTTTGAAGTAAAAATGAAAGAGTTAGATGTAGATCTATATGATCTTCAAACTAAAGACATACAAGATGCAAGAGGGAAATTTTCTAAAGATTGGACATCTAGAATCATGGGATTAGTTGTTGTTGGTGGCTTTATGGGTTACATTTTTCTAATTACTCTGCAGCCTCCAGAGCAGAACAGCGAAGCGTTGATCAACTTAGTGCTAGGTTATCTTGGTGGTCTTGCAAGTGCTATTATATCTTTTTATTTTGGAGCGTCTAATACTGGAAGTAAAGACGATAAGTAATGGAAGACATTATAAATCTGATTAATCAGGTAGGCTTTCCAGTTGCATCTGCATTAGGTTTAGGTTTCTTTATATGGAAACTTATTAACCGCATTATTGATGGTATGGAAGCTAAGATAGATGTAGTTGATGAAAAAGTAGATGCTAGTCTTAACGCAATGGAAGAAAGACTAAGCACTAAACTTGATGCTCAATACGGAATAATTGTAGCTTTAATTGATAGGGTACGCGCACTTGATAATCAAACTATACGTCAAGATGTTTTACTAAAAACATTACTTGGTATTCCTAATTTAATTGAAATAGATAAGGTGGCAAAAGCAGACCGTGAAGATCAAAGAAAAGATTAAAATTAACCTAATAGCTTTTTTTATTTGGCAAGGAGATATCTTTGCAGACGAATTGTTATTTAAATTTAAAAGTCCTAGCTTTTCTGGAGTAAATACTAGCAGTCACTATCTTACAATAGAGAACCAAGAAGCTACAAGAAAGCAAGCTATTAAAGAAGAGATAGAAGCATATCAAGATCAGTTAGCTAGAGAAGCAGATAACACTACACTTGCAAGGTTTATAAGAAATTTAGAAAGCAGAATCTACGCACAATTATCTAGGCAAATGGTAGAACAATTATTTGGTGAGACACCACAAACATCAGGATCACTTGAGCTAGAAGGAAATACTATTGAATACAAAGTTGAAAATGAACTTATCACGCTTACTATTACAGACGAAAATGGGGGGCAGACCAGTATTACTGTGCCTATTGGTACTTTTACTTTCTAGTTGTGCATCTAAAGATTTATTAAACGGAAGCGGTATACCTAATGTTGTAATAAAAAGTTCTTCTGTATTAGAACTACAGTCTGAAGAATTAAAACAACTTCCTGCAGCAATACGAAAACCAGTAATAGCTATATACCCTAATAGCTTTAGAGATCACACAGGACAGCGCAGAAGTAATGGGCAGTTTGCCTTGTTCAGTACTGCAATTACGCAGGCCCCTGAAGCATTTCTTATCAGAGCTTTAAAACAAGCTGCAAAGGGAAAGTTTTTTCAAGTTGCAGAGCGCGTAGGATTAGATTCACTTACTAAAGAAAGACAACTTATACGTTCAACAAGAGAAACATTTGAAGAGGACAGCAGCGTCAAACCTCTTTTACTAGCAGGACTCTTGATTCAGGGAGGAGTGTTATCGTATGATTCTAATATAAAATCTGGAGGCGCAGGAGCAAGACTGTTAGGTCTAGGAAGTTCTAAACAGTATAGAGAAGATTTAATTACCATATCTTTGAGATTAGTTTCTGTCTCAACAGGAGAAATATTAATAGAAGTATTAGTATCTAAAACAGTTACATCAGCAGGTCTTTCGCAGGATGTGTTTAGATTTTTAGATGAAGGCAGAAGACTTATTGAAGTAGAAGGAGGAGTTGCAGAGAACGAAAGTACCTCTATAGCTCTACAACAGGCAATAGAAGAAGGTGTTTTACAAATAATTAAAATAGGAATAACCAGGGGGTATTGGGAATATGAAGAAATTAATTAGCTTGTTAATGCTTGTTAGCATTTCCGCAACAGCTTCAGACAACGAAATCTTTGTAGATCAAGTAGGAGCTACAGCTAATATAGATCTTGAACAGTTAGGTAGTGGTAACATTATAGGTGGTCTTACTGCAGTAGCAGGTTCAATGACAGCCTTGGATCTTGACGGAACATCCATGACGTTAGACATAAATCAGATTGGTGATGCTAACAAATTTCTAGGAGATATGTATGCAGATTCATACACAGGTTACTTTAATTTTGATGGCGATACTAACACGTTCACATCTAAAATGGATTCAACCAATTCGTTTGGTGCAGATGGTTCAAACGTTAATGTCCAAGTGACAGGTAGTACCAACACCTTTACACTTGATCTAGCTACTAGTGCTTTAGCAAGTAGCGCAGATATAGATTGGACTGTGCAAGGTTCTAGTAATACTATTAATGCTGACATTGATGTGGATTCAGCTACTAATTATATGAATATAGATGGCGATAGTAATACAGTAAATTATGATGGAGATGGTTATGCCCAGGGATATTTTCACCTTACACACACAGGAAGTTCAAGAGCCTTTGATGTGGATCAACAAAGCACACAAGATTCAGATTGGGTTAAAGTTACTTCTACTGGTTCTAACGGTACAGTTTGCATTAACCAAGACGATCAAGGCACAAGCGTTGGATGTTAATATTGGAAACATTACACAATTAAACGGAAATACCAGAGTAGTAAGAGATAAACCTTATAAGAGCGAGATTGATTTCTCGCTTAACTCTATGGACAAACTAGAAACTGCACAAGGTAGAATGGGTGTTACGTTTAGAGATGATACAACAATACGTTTAACAGAACACAGCAATGTGATTATTGATGAGTTTGTATTTGATGTCAATCCTAGCAAGTCAAGTATGGCTCTTAATTTTGTAAAAGGAACCGGGAGATTTATATCCAGTAAGAAGCCACGCATACCTAAAGATAATATTACAATCAGGACACACGCGGCAACCATTGGAATAAGGGGGACAGACTTCACAATAACTGTAAAAGAAACTGGTGAAGCTTTGGTAATACTTTTGCCTGATGAGTTTGGTAATGCAAGTGGGGAGATAACTGTTGATACGGCCTTAGGTCAGGTAATACTTAACAAAGCTTATGAGGCTACTACAGTCTATAATTTTGAAACAGCACCTACTCCTGCTGTAGTATTAGACCTAACACTAGATATGATTGACAATATGCTTATTGTAAATCCTCCAGAGACTAAAGAGATTCAAACAGATGAATCAGTTACTGCTGTAGATAATCTATTAGATGTAGACTTTTTAGAGTTTGATGGACTTGAAGAAGATGCTTTAGCTAAAGATGATTTAGAATATACAGAGCTTGATGTAGATTATTTGGCAGGTAACTTTCTAGAAGATCTCTTAGACATTATTCAAGAAGTAGATGAGTTAGGTAAAGCTGAGAAAGCTTTGTCAGCAGACGGAGTTAAAGGAACAGCAGTAGGTTATGATAAGGATACGCAGATCAGTACCTTTGTTACTGACACAAACTTAAAGTTCTTAAGAGCTATAGAAGATACACTAGAGATGAGCGTAGACAAATCAGGTTCTTACAATATAAGAATAGAACAAGAAGGAAAAGTAAATCAAATAACTACCAACGGAGGGAGTAGTTCTACTATTACTATTAAACAAGGAAGTTAAAAATTATAAAAGTTTCTATTTATAGGCACTATATTTTTTTCTTCTAATAAAGGAACAGATATAGATATTCTTTTAGATAAGGGTATAGCAGAATGGCCTATTCCTTTTGGAATGTAAAGCATATCTCCTGCAGTTAATTTAAAAGTTTCTACATCTTTTGTATTGTTTTCAAAACTATTACAGACTGTCCATTGTACTGAGCCAATGCAATGTACAAGAAAATTATCATCATGATCTATATGTGGGCGAAAAGATTTTCCTTTAGAGTTTCTACTACAATAAAAATGAGCATCACATGCGCCTTTAAACTCTGTCTCTATAGCTTCTGCTATATCTGAAATACTTTGAGTAAGCATAGATGCTTTAGTTAGTATAATAGATCCATTGTTATTCCAAAGAGTATGTAAATATTTTTTATCAAAGTAATCTTTTTTAGCCCATGAAGTTTTAGATCCTTGATAAAGATTATTTTTTTCCATACAAAGTTTTTTACCATTGGGTAGTATAGCTTGTATGCCTGCTACTGCTCTATCATTATTAATGTAATCAGAAAGTCTATGCCAAGAAATAATATTACTGTACATAAATCTTCTAAATCTATTTCCTTTAATAACACAGAATTTTTTATCTTTATATTCTGTTTTAAATTCCTCAACAGACATAGGATCAATTAAACTTTTAAAGTCTATCACTATGCTTTTCGCCCATTTAAATCCGCTTCTATTTTATTATGTACATTATCTAATTCTCTGGTCGCGCTTCGCATTGTGGACTGTAACAGGTTAAAATCTTCTTTAGTTAAATGTTTTTTTAATTGTGTAATGTCTGTACTTGTACGTTCAGTAATTAACTGTCCTTGTTTATTAAACAAAATTGCATACGCTAACAACTTTGCTTCTTCCCTTTTTATTCTTGCCATTAAATTATCTCACAAGTTCCTGCACTACATGCAAGCTCTTTAGTATTTTCAGTATTATCTTCTGTCTCATACTCTGTTATCTTAGACCAATCTACTATGTCTGTAGTTTTCTTTAACCATTTTCTATATTCATTATAAGTTATCTCTTGATAAGGAGCTTGTTTATATGAATGATCTGAGTAAGGTAAGAAAGAGATACCAGATGTTTCATCTAGATTTTTATAAACCCAAGCTCCTACATCTAATTGTTCTTCTTCTTTAACTGAGATTGTTACAGAAGGTTTATGCTCACACCATTTATCTTGATAGTCCTTCCAGATATTTAAGTGTTCAATAGCTGATATATCTTTTCTAGTCAGCGCACCTTTAGGACTCTTCATAGGAAAGTAAAAGACATAAGTGTGTTCTGGTTTAGTAAGATCATCTTCATGATAGACTCCTGCATCTACCATTAATTTTGCTAAAGGATCTTTCTTATCTGCTCTGACGGTGCGAAGGTAGTATGGGCTATGTCTAGTGTGAATACCAGAAGCACTATTGACCAGTTGACTTACTGTTCCGCTAGGTTTAACGCAGGTAATTGCTGCGGATTGGGGGATACCTAGTTTCTTAGCCCATACTTTATTAACGGATATTGACAGATCTTTTAACTCTTGTAAATCTATCTTGCCATTTATCATATTAACATTGTCCATTATACCTGTAAGTGATACACCAAGCAATGACTCTTCTAAAGTATTGTGTTTCCATTTACTTGTCAGGTATCTAAAATTTGTTAGCGTAGCCTGGAATGTACCAAGTATAGTCGCTGCTTCTGTTTTAGTTTTTAAAGTATTAATATCATCATCTTCTCTAACTACAACCTCAGTAAGATTACAGAATTGTTTATTGCGTAGAATAATTTCACTACAAGGATTACAACCAAAGTCTTTATAGTCTTCTCGCCTACCATTCTTTGATGCTTGTTTCTCTGCAGCTTGACGATTAAAGATACCACGCTCACCACTTTTAGATTCATACAAAGATAACCATTCACGCATAAAAGTACCTACGTCTGGTTTTTCTGTATAGGCTACAGAGTTATTAGCTAATGCTCTTTGCTGATTATCTTCCCACCAAGCACCTGACTTAGCATTACGCATGCGACTGTCTGAGAGATTGCTAAGAGAGATTAAAGCACTTCGCCTTACTCCACCTACCACTACAACTTCTGCAATCTTACACATCAAATCATGACAGTTTAATGAATGAAGTTTTCTTTGTTGTTTCTCCATTGCATCTTTAAAAATATTAATAGTAAAATCAAACAACTCTTCAAGAGGATCTGGGCCACTTGCTCTGCCTCCAAAAGTTTTAAGTCTAGCACCATAAGGTCTAATGTTTGAAACATCCCATGTAGGAATCTGTCCTGCATATAGTAAAGACATAAGTTCTTTGTAGGACTTTGCCCATCCAATCTTAGAATCAGCTACTTTAATAACAGTATCTGTAGGAAATAAATCCTCTGGTAAATCTGGTAATTGATTTATGTATTGACGTTCAACGCTAAACCCTACCCCTGTACCACACATAAGTATGTATAATGTTTCATCAAAAGCTCTAGGTGTATCAACAGCTACATAGCTACAGTTAAATCCTGCTACGTTATCTTTTTCTAAAGCATTACCTGCTGACATCAATGCTCTCATACTTGGCATAACATCTAATGACAACACAGCTTTTTGTAATGTAGATCTAATTACAGCATAGTCAACTTTATTTAATTTAGTATTTTGTACTATTTGTTTTCCAAAAAAATCAAAGTATCTTGTTACAGTTTCTTCCCAAGTTTCTCTACGTTGATGTTCTTCATTCCATCTAGCATATCTGCTTAGATGTATAAACTGTTGATAGTTAGTAGGTAGTTCAGTAGTGTTCATTTGTATTCCTTTCCAATTTCATTGTAATATAATTTTTTAAAGTTAATATCTTGTATTAAAGAAACAGGTAAAGAAGTTAACCCTGTGATTGTAGAAACATATTGTCTTGCATAAGGAAATATTATGTTAGGACAATCTACAGCCAATGCTTCATCTATTTCTTCTTGCTTTGTATAATTTTTAAGACTAAAAAATCCTGAGTAAATAAAGTTTAATATGTATAAAATTTTATTGTATGTTTTATCTTTAGCTATAAGTTCTAAAGCTAAAGTTATTTCATAGTTATCTTCATTGTTAATTTCAAAAGAAGAAAAAGAAGATGTACAATTCAATTCAGTAACTACTTCATTAGAAGTATTAAAAAAAATGTCAGGACTCTCTGGTATTTCAAGACTGCTTTCTTTTAAAAAAATTGCTTTTATATTTATCTCATTACTCATAAGCTAAATGCCTGTGCTATTTGATAAGTTAATAATAAAAATATTGTAGAAGATAACATTAAAAATATAACAGGCATAAGAGCATCCCATAGTTTTACTTCTACTTCTAATGTTCCTTCTGTTCCGTTTACTGTAATTTGAAATGTAAGATAAGCAAAACATATTAAACTTTGTGTTAATGCAAGACCTGACATAATTAATGCTGCTCTTATATCTGCACTCCATATAAAGTATGATCCTATTACCATACCAAAGAAAGGTATCATGTATAATAATCTACTTAGCATTGTAATACTCCACTTCTGTATCTTCTATTGTTGCTAAGAGTCTAGCTTCATACCATTCTGCTTTCTTTAAATCTTCTACTCCGTTTTTGTATCTGTATCTCCATCTATATTTCTGTGAGTTACCGCGCAAATATCCAATATATTCTTCTGTACTTAGCATAGCTTTAATAGCATCAATACATTCAATCTTTCCTTGATTATAATGGTCTGGATTATTAACTACATCTGTCATTATTTTAACTCCTTTCTAATATCACTAATATATGCACAAGCTACTTCACAATCTTTCCAACTAGGATTTCCTTCATTTGGATCAAAAGAAATAGTTTCTGGTTCAAAGTTATTGTCACAATAAATACATAGTAACTCTGTTATATATTCAAGCTTGTCTATAGGAGTTGGATTTCTTTTAATAGATTCACTTGGTCTATATCTTTCATTAATTTTTCTTGCTTCTAATAATTCATTATATGCTTCTTCATCAAGTCCTGTTTTTTCAATCATTATTTAAACTCCTTTGGTAAAGTTTCTTCACTATACCATTTAAAATTATTTGCTTCTGCCCATTCAGCGTGAGTTCTTTTAGTACCGTCTTTTCTTTTCTTAGCTCCTGGCATAGGGGCATAAGGTTTTTGAAATAAAAATATAAGTTCCATTGTAGCAGGTAAAGACTTTCTGATCCAGATGTACTTACTATATTCTGCGTGATCCCAGAATCTACCTTTAGCTTCAATAAGTATTTTATCTTTTATAAAGTCAGGCTCATACTTATGTTCTACAATGTAAGGTACTTTATCTGTATGATGATTCCAAGACTTAAGTAAAGTTTGATGTAAAGTATATTCCCATTTACTATCATATCCTTTAGGAACATTCTTTTCTCTAGGCCTTACCTTGCGTGGAAATCTTCTAGGCATGCACTTCTTCTACTTTAGGTAAACGTACAACTTTAGTTAGATATGTAAAGCCTGTAGAGTATTTAAAAGTTCTTAAACCTTTACCTTCATTAGCATCTGCATGACATACAAATTTATGTGGACACCATTTACATTCTGTAGGTAACTGCATGTTACCATAAGATCCATTAGGTACAGTATCATGGCATCTAGCAGGAGGTGTTTTCTTTTTTAATTGTTTATTAAGGGTATCAATCTTTTGTTTAATGTTAGGCTTATCTAAACTCTGAGGTTTAAATAAACTTAGTTCCCCTGACTCTTTGTTAATAGCTAAGAAGCCTCCACCTGTAGATTGTTCTGCTTCTTCGTAGCCTGCAAGCTGTGCAAGATAACCAAAAGAATCTTTGTTAGGTAGTGTACCATCTTTAAATTTTCTAAAGGCAAAGTTAGAAGCTGACTTAATATCTACAACTTCTCCATCTATCTTACAATCCATATGCCCTTTGATTCCTTTAACTTTAACTTCTTTTTGTTGATCTGTTATTTTATGTCCTGATAAATTAACCAAGAACAAAACAACTTCTTCTAGTAAGTGACCATACAAAAATTTAATTTGAGTAGAAGCATCTATAATATTTTCTTTAGGATCTAATTTCATATCATACCAAAGCTGTCTTTCAGGCTTACCTATATTAGACATGCGTAAGTATGGTTTCTTTACTTCTCTGGGAGTAAGCCAATGTTTCATAGCTGACTTCATACCTGCTGCAAATTCATCTAATTGTTTCTCAGTAACCTTTAAAGTTTTACCGTCACTAATTTTAGATACTTCTTTATAGATGTCTTCTACTACTGTATCTAATTTCTTCATTTTAATTTTCCTTTTAAATATTTAATACATCTTTTAAGAGTATCTGTACTATCTAATACTCTACCTAATGCTGTGTTACAATCATGGCAGATATATCCTCTAAACGTTTCAGTATCATGACAATGATCTAATGTCCAAGGAGTTAATTTTTTCCATCTACCATTTCTTTTTAATTCTTTTTCATCTCTTAAACATAAAGGACATTGATAGTTTGGATCAGTAGGAAAAGGATTTGTTTGCCTTAACATATCTACTGTTTTATCTTTACTAATTTTACACTCTGAACATATTGTATGGCGAGAAGGTTCTGTTCCTTCTGCTACTTTGTTTCTAATACCAAAAAACTTTTTATCTTTTTTAATATTACAATGTCTACATCTTATTGTATCACTTTCTTTTTCTACATACATTGAATTATCTATCTTAAAAAGATTTAATTGTTCAGTGTGTTTCACTCCAGTTATCTCCTATTTGATACTCTCCATCTAAAGGGCAATTAAGATTTAAAACTTGTTGTGTATCTCTTATAGCCTGGACTCCTAGTTGCCCTACTTGATCAGCTTGATCTTCTTTAACTTCTATCTGCCATTCATCATGTACATTAGCTACAAAATGTGCATTTAGTCCAAGTTCTTTTATGCGATTATCTAATAAGACAAGTGCAGTCTTCATAATAACAGCACCTCCTCCTTGCAATAAAGTATTCAAAGCAGAATAAACTTTTCTAATATGTATTACTCTACCGTCTAATGCTTTAAGATACTTTCTTGTTTGTGCCGCTCTTTCAACAGAAGTTGTAAGATTTCCAAGCGAGGGTAAATTGCGGATAAAACTAGATCTAAGTGTTGCACCTGCTTTAGCATTTCCTCCAACCACACTTCCAATTTTTGCATCTCCTGCTCCGTAGATGAGGGCATAGATGAAAGTTTTAGCCTGACTGCGTGATCCAAGTCTAGCAAGGTTTTGATTTGTTGTGTGAATATCTCCGTTGACGATTTCATTTATGTATTCCTTATTCTTCATGTAATGTGCTAATACTCTAAGCTCCAAACCAGATGCATCTATACCTACTAACTTATATCCTTCTGGTACTGTCCAACATTCTCTACATTCTTTACCATAAGGTTTATTAGAGCTTGGTGTTTGAGCAACGTTTGGACTGCGGTGTGTCATTCTTCCTGTGATAGCTCCGTTAGGTATAACAAATCCATGAACCCTGCTATCCTTAGATAATTCTAACCAAGAAGAAACTTGTGCTACTCTTTTTTGTAACATCATAAACTCAGATATAAGTGTAGCTTCTGGTATACCTTTAACTTTTTCTAAAGTACTTTCATCTACAATAGGCTGACCAGTAGGTGTAAACTTTTTTGGTTTCCATCCAAAGTCTATAAGGTATTCACCAATTTGTTTTCTACTAGCAAGATTAAACTCTACCCACTTCTGCCGCATAAAAGGTTTGTAGTCAGTAGCTTTAACTTTAATAAGTTCTTCATCAGTTAACTTAGGTACTTTAGATAACGAACCATCTTTATTAAACTTAGGAGTTATTAATCTATC